CAATTACAGCCCCCCGCTAGATGGTGCTGCCGGGGGCAAGGGTGATAAGAAGATTGCTGAGCGCTGGGGTAATTGGGCTGTAGCTAATGACATCCTGACAGTGGTGACTGAAGACAGCAAAAGCGCTGCAGCTGCGGTCAATGCGCGTAATGGTGCGTTTGATAAGTTTGTTAAATGGCGGCAGGGCAAGCCCCCCAAGTCTGAGGGTGTGCTTATGCGTATCTGGAAAGACACCAATACGCAGCGCGCCTTTGCTCGCGCCAAGGTGCTTCTGCGCAAGTGGAACGGATCGCGCAACCATCAGGTGCTTAATGAGCCTAGCCTAGAAGCGCGCCACAATCGCATCAGGAAGCTTTACCGGGGGCGCATCCGCAAAAATAGCGGGGGCTTTATTTCTGAACCCCCTGCTTTTGCTGAGCTGCGCCTAATCAAATCCTACACAAAGCGCAGACAGCAAAGGGTTGGCTGGATGAAGGCTGGCTGGGTCACTGCCATTAATAAGATTGGTAAGCCCAAAATTAATGAAATGCCTAAGACCTTTGGTTTACGGAAACTGCCAGCCTGGATTACCCGGCACAAAGCAGGTCACGGCGGGGTGGGGTTGAATACATACCAGGGCATTGGGGGTGGTTACAATGTGCTTATGAAGGTAAGGAATGACCTGGGTAACATCTTCGGGGTGGGTTACCTAGCCGGAACAAAAAATTATGTAATGTCTGTCCGGGCTGGTAAGATGACCAAAAGGCTTAAACACTTTATGCGTATTGCCATTGAAAAGGCTAACAATAATCAATCACCCAAATAACCACTATGCCTTCCAAATCCCCACTGAACATCATTGAAGATGCCCTGGTTGCAGCCCTGACAGCTGAAGCAAGCCTGTCTGCCTTTGGCAAATTTAAGGGGGAAGCTGCCACTGAGCTGACCCTTCCCAGCATCATTGTTAGCTGTGAAAATGCGCAGTTTCCCCCCGACATTCCCCAGGGCTTTGGAAACTATTTGTGCAAGGTTAGCGTTGGGGTTTTCAACAGCCTGGATGATGACACCCTGACAGCCCATAGAAACGCTACCCAGGATGTGATGGGGGTGCTGGATAATGTGGCTACCATCAAAGCAGCCTTCACCACAATCGGGGATGCAACCTGCTATGATACTACCTTAACCAGCATCACTGAAGGCAGGGGTGACCGGGCTTTTATGACAACCCTGGATTATGATGTGCTGATTGTCCTACCCCCTGTTTAAAGGCTGTGGGCTGTTTGACTTGGGGTGCATAGTTAAAGCCAAATCCAATGTCCAACACTACCAAAGGCACAGCTCACATTTACTGGCTCAATGGGACTGTCACAGGTCCTACAGTCCAAAGCTACACAGTCAGCAGCTCCTGGGCAAATGCTGATGAAGTCACTAATTCTGTGGGTGAAGTGATTGCTGTCCGCTATTCTGACAAGCGCACAAACCTTACTGTGGAAGGTCTAGTGCCTACCACCTATGGTGCTGCCATTGGGGATGCCCTGACCTTCACCGGTAATGGCATTGCCTTTACAGGGGGACACATCACCCAGATTGAGGAAAGGGGCGAAGCCAAGGGTTTTATGCGCATCAGCATCACAGCTGTTGACTTTGAAAACATCACCTAACCTGGGTTGACAGTTACCCCTTAGATAAACGCTGGTTGGCATAATGGCTGACCAGCGTTTTTTTAATGCCTTCCTAACCCCGGCTAGGACAATCATTTTAGGGAAGAAGCTTAAGCCCTTCAGCCTGAAGCACCGGATTTTCTTGGAAGGCATTGCCAGCCCTTACCTTCAGTCAGACCAGGAATTAACCCCGGCTGACCTGCTGATTGCCCTGAAGATTTGCGCAGATGAAAGCCTGGATAACTTCAGCCTATGGGATAAGTGGCTTGGGCTGCGCCTGACACTATCAAAGGAATTGTTTGCTGAAGCATCCCTTAGCTTTGTTCGGTATGTCAACCAGCCGGAAGCCTACCCTAAGTTTTACCAGAAGAAGGAAGCAGGGTCATCTGCTGAGCAAATGCCCTGGCAGCTGTGCATCCTGGCTACCCTGATGAGAAATGGGGTTAGCTATGAAGCAGCTATGACTATGCCTGAAGCCAAGGCAATCTGGCTGTCCACTGCCTTCAACATCCAGGCTGGTGCTAAATTGGAGCTGCTGACCACTGATGATGAAGAATTGATTGACCGGCTGACAGCTGAAATGGAAGCAGGGAAGCCAGGCTGATTGACTAATTGGCAAATCTAAAGACCCAACAAACCTATGGCTGATGGCTTAGAATTCACAATTTCCGCAAAAGACCAGGCTTCAAAGGCTGTTCAGACAGTCCAAAAGAAAATCCAGGATTTAGGGAAAGACCTAGCCAAAGGGTTTCTTTCCTTTGCTGCGCCACTTACCCTGGTTCAAAATGCCATCAGCTTTGTCACTGATGCTATTGCTGAACAGAAGAAGAAGGTGGAAGAAGCAGTGGAAGCCTATGCTGGCATTGGGGATAAGGCTGCTGACATTGGGGTTAATGCTGATGAATTCCTTAGACTTCAACAGGCTGCTGATGCTTCCGGGCTTTCAGTGAATAAGGTGGGCAAGCTGTTTAAGGAAACCACCACGATTATCCAGCAAGCCACCCAGAAGGGAAGTGACCAGGAAAGGATGCTGAAGGCTTTGGGCTTCTCAGCTGAACAGATTGCTTCCGGTCTGCTTAAGCCCACCCAGGTCATTGAAGCTATGGCTAAGACCCTGGGCAGTGCCACCAGCAACACTGAGCAGCTTTCATTGGCTACTGCTATGCTGGGTAAGGATGCAGCTGACCTTATCCCGGTGCTTCTAAAGGCGCAGTCCGTTATCAGTGGTTATGGGGATGACCCTGGGATTACCCCTGAAGAAGTGCAGATTTTGGAAGATAAGAAGAAAAGGGATAAGCAGAAGGCTAACCGGGAAGCAGCTGCTATTGCCAAAAGGGAAGCAGTTACCGAATTCCTTAGCACTGATGAAGAAGGCAAACAGATTGCCAACCGGATTAGGTTGGAGCAATCCAGGCTTAGGGGTGCTGCCGGTGCTGGTGGGGCTGCTGGTGGGGCTGCTATGATTACTGATGCTGAGATTGCAGCCCGGGCTGAAGAAGAAGTGCTAGCCCTTATCCGTAAAAGGAATGAGGAAAAGAGAAGGGGAGCTGTTATTTCCGGTCAGGCTTCTGCTGACGAATTGCATAACCTGGAAATGGCTAGGCTGAATGAAGAAGCCCTGCGCATTGTGGAAGCAGAAGCAGCTAAGGATAAGGAAGCCCAGAATAAGGATGATGAAGAAGCCCTGAAGAAGCGCAGGAAAGACCTGGGTGAATTGCTGGATGCCCAGCAGAAAGACCAGGAAACAGCTGCTAAGGATGCAGCTAAGACAGCTGCCAAATCCACTAAGCTTACAGTTTCCAGCCTTCGGGAAATCGGGGGTGCTATGGCTGGTGAGTTTGCGCCTGGCGCAGCTGCACCGGTGATTGATTACCAGAAGGAAAGCCTGACTGTGGAACAGAAGATTTTAAGTGAGCTGGAAAAGCTTAACAATGTTTTCAATGAACAGCCCAGACCCGGGGTTGATTTCACTAAAGACCCTAACCAAACCACCTTCACTGCCTGACCTATGCCCCCTGTTTCAAAAGGAAATAAGTTAACCACCCTTCAGCTTCAGCCCGGCTGGGTCATTGAAAATGATGGCTTTGGGCTGCTGACTTCCAGGCTGACATTCAAGATTGATGCTGGAAGTGCTGAAGGAAAGAAGCCTAAAGAGAATGAAGCCCACCCGATTGATGGCAGACTGCTGTGCCACAGGGCTTCCTATGTCATCAATGAAAGTGGGATTGCCACAGTAACTGCTGAGTATGTCGGGCTTGCTTCTGGGTCTATGTCCAAAGTGCAGGTGACCGGTGACTTGGCACTGTCCACCCAGCCCATCCAGACCCACCCTAAATTTTACCAGGGCAAGGTTGGCACTACCGGTAAATCCCTGAAAGAATTGGGTTGGGATGAAGCCAGCCAATCTTTTCCTGAGTCTAACCAGGATGCTATCAATTATGCGCTGGTAGGGGTTAAATCCTTCAATGCGCCTGAGCTGCAATTGACCGGCACTTATTACACAAACAGTAAAGAAATCCTGCTTAATAATCAGAAGATGGTGGGTAAGACATTCCAGACAATAGCCGGGGCTGAGTCTATGGTTATTCCCCCAATCCTGGCAGCTGTCAGCAGCTATCACATCCGGTTTGGTTTTATGACCGGGGTGACCTATGAACAGTTTGCCAACATCTTCAAAGTGCGCTTCACCTTCCGGGTTGCCACCGGTGGCTGGCATAGCCTGATTTACGAAACCCATAACTGATGAGTCAGAAAATTCAGCCTGGGGTTGGATACACCTTCACATCTGACAGCCGGGGACATTCCCTGCTTATTGACCAGCCTGGGCGCAGAAGGCATCCCCTGGAAGTTTACAGCAATCCGGACAACGGAAGCACAGCAGTCAGCATCTTTCCCGGCACAGTCAATGGGGTGATGCCACAGATTTCCGGTAACTACCTGGATGCCACTACCAGACCTAAGCTGTCGATTGGCAGCAGTGGTTATGTGTATGTGAAGGTTACCAGGTCTAGTGGTCAGGTATTCCCTACCACTGTGGCTATCGAATTTGCCAGCACTGTTCCGGCTGACACTAGCACCACAGGTCACCAGGCAATTGCCACAGTGACTAAGACCGGAAACAGCCTGACCATCAACCAGGCTATCCGCAGTAGTCTGATTGTCGGAAGGCAAGCCTATGGGCTAAGTGGTGCTGTATTCTATTGGTTCAATGTCTGACAAATACCCAGCCGGGTTTTACCCTGCCAGCAGCACAGTCCCTGCGCAGTGGACTGATGCACCCGGACAGCCTGGGATTGTTCAGTTTAATGGGCTGGTCTATGTGAAAACCGAAAGGCATACAGGGGGAACAGGTAAGCCAAATGAAGAAGAAGTGGGTGGCATCCGAACCTGGAAACTTTACACCCCGGCTGGGCAGTCTGCGCAGATTGGGAAAAGCTACCGGTTTTATTGGGCGCATCTTCACAGCTGCATAGCACCATCACCAGCCATCCCCCTGGTCTATGATGAAGATGTTTATTCCAGCACTTCTAATTATTTCCTGCTGGGTAATGGTTCGTTTGCTGGCACAGCATCCCAAAACCTACACCCTGACAGCAGCATTTCCACGGACTACCGGCTGATTAGTCCCACCATTTATGCTGAGTATCCCACCCAGCCAGCATCAGGGCTATTCGACAGGTGGCATCAAAACTACATCCCACCACCCAGCCTGTTGGCTTTCCCTGGGGTAAATGGTTACCCTTCCCCTGACCCTAACACTAGCCCACCTACACCTTACACCCCACCCAGCCCAATGCCACCGGTGGAAAAGGTGGTGGATAAATACATCTATGCTGGCACTACTGTTTCAGTAGGCAAAACCTACACAGGGTATGTTGAAAAGTTTGAAGCCACCGGCAGCTGGGTTTTCAATGGGACTAATTATGAATACACCCTAGGCGCAATCAGTGTTACCCAGGTTGCCATCAGTCATACAGTAACCCAGCAGGATTTCATTGATTGGGTTGAAAACACAGTGCCACTGCCACTGCCAACCCAGACCTTCACTGCCACAGGGGGTGAAGATTATTGGGTGGGGTGGGGTTCAGTGGTGCTGACCGGTGTTAGCCCCAATGCCAATGATTGACCAAATTGCACTAATAGAAGCCAATGCCACTACCTACCACCCATAAACTGTTTATTGATGTTAAGGCTGGGTTAGCCTACCCTACCTTTTCCAGCACCAGCCCGGTCAGCAATCCTGCCTTTTACCTGGGTGACCTGGCTAAACTGCAAATCTTCTTTATCGAGCAGACCGGTCTAGGGTCTTATCCCAGGCAGGAAGTGGCTGGGCTTGGAACACCTGGCATCCGGGTTGCTGTTGGGCAGATTGATGCCAGCCCTACTGCCGGTCACTTCACCCTGACCTTTGGGGGTGACACTACCAATGTGATGGATTACAATACCACTGCTGCCTTTATGGAAACCAAGCTTAACCAGCTGGCTTCCATTGATGCTGCCGGGGATGTGACTGTTTCCAAGATTGGGGATAACTATGCCATCAAATTCAATAACAATGGTAGCCGGGGTGCTTTCACCGGTGATGCGTCTGCGCTCATTCCCCTCAGTAATGTTGGCATCAGTGTTTTGCAGGAAGGTGATGGCACTAAGCCTGAAATCGTCCTGGTGCATCTTCAGCAGAATGTCGCAGCCCTTGCCACATCCTTCACTGCCCTTCCTGCCAGCACAGCCAGCATCAGCACCCTGTCTGCCTGGGATGGTAGCCGGGCTGTTTACCGGCTGAGCATCAGCCCTGACCCCAAGGGTGGCACATTCAGCCTGGGCTTTGATGCGCTTACCGGCACTGATGTAAGCACTGCTTCAATTGCTGTGGGTAGCACTGCCCTGGATGTGCAAAACGCACTTAGCATCAATGCCCTGGAAGATGAAGTTACTGTGCAGCAGGTTGGGGCTTATGCCTATGACATTGCTGTTACTGTCGAACCTGACACTGCCGGTCTGACTGTGGATGACAGTGGCTTGCTTTCCTTTGCTGGCTTTGAAGGTGACCTGGACATTAACACAGCCAATGCCATCAGCTACCTGGATGGTGCTGACTTTCTGGAAACAACCCTGGAAGTGGAAATTTCTGATGGTGCTTCCCATCAGACAGTGCTTCAAATCCCCTGCACCCTGCGCTCAGCTGTCATTGATGAAGCTGCTGTTAATACAGTCACCCTAGACCCGGTGCTGACTGAAGCCACCGGTGATGGTAGGTATTTGCGCCAGGCTAACAACCTTTCTGACCTGGCTAGCACATCCACAGCCCGGACTAACCTGGATGTTTACAGTATTGCCCAGACTGATGCAGCTATTGCTGCCGGTGCTGGCCTGTCTGATGCACCCAATAATGGTAAAGGCTATGCCCGGCAGTCAGCTGCCTGGACTGCCAGCCCCACCTTTGATAATGTCACCTTGGGTGCTTCAGGGGTTTTGACATTCTCAGATGCCACCACCCAAAACACAGCAGCTACCAATTTCAATGGTGGCACAGTCAGCACTTCGGTTTCAGTTTCTTCCGGTGGCAGCACCACTACCCTGGCTAACACAGGCATCACCTTCCCTGATAGCTCAGTGCAGACCACAGCTGCTGTGGCTATGGCAAATGTGGCAGACTGCCTGGCGCATACAGTTTACAATGTCTATTGGACAGGCAGTGCCTGGTCTATGACCTTCCAGCCAATCAATCATCACCTTAACAATCTGATGGCTGGCAGTAACCTTCAGATTTATTCTGCTTCCGGGACAGATAACATCACCGGTCTTTCACAGACCACCACTGCCACATTCACCACCACTTCTGCCATCATCACTGATGCCATTTATTTGCGGATGATTATCAATGGGGTGACCATCACCAGCACCCAACCCCTTAACTATCCTTAACCCTTATGCCTTCACCTTCTGAGCAGTCCCCGGTTGCTGGGATGCCAGCCCCCAAAACTGATGCGGAAAGGATTGCTGAGCTGGAAGCCCAAGTGCAGTTTCTTCTAACCAAAATTAACAACCCATAACACCTATGTTTCTTATCATTACTGCTGTCACCTGCTACCTGGCTGGTGCTGTCACAGGCATCCTGGTTTACCGGAACAATGTTAACCGGCTGAAGGATGCTGAACAGAAGGCTAAGACAGCCCTGGACACCCTGAAGAAATAGCCAATGCGCTTGGCAATCGTGGCAGTGCTGGCTGTGTTCCAATCCTGCCAGCCGGAAGTTAAGCCTGACCCACAGCCGGAAGCCCAAACCCAGACCACCCAGGTCTTAGGGGATAAGCTGGACAAAGCTGATAGCCGGGTTGCTTCTGCTGTCCAGGTTGCCAGGGAAGCCAACACTGCCGGGAAGCCAGCCAAGGTTGAAGCAGAATTGGCAGTGGCAGCTGCCTACCTTCCGAACCCCCAGCCCGGTGACCTAGCGTTTGCCAGGCAAAGGGCTGAAGCAGCTGACCCCAAAGCCTATGCTGATGCTGTTGCCTATGGGAATAAACTGAAGGCTGACCTGGATAGCCTATGGCAGAAGATGGAAGCCCAGCAGAAGAAGTCACAGGCTGAGATTGCTGCGCTTAAGAAGCACTGTGAAGATAAGCAGATTGAATTGGAAGCAGCCCGGAAGGAAAAGGGTCTGCTAATCCTGACCGGTCTGGGTGCTGGGATGATTGCCCTGGGGGTGCTGTTGCTTGCGCTTGGGCATTGGATTGGGGTTAACAAATTGTCTGCCGGTCTGGTGGTGGCTGGTGGTGCTATGACAGCTGCACTGCCCTGGGTCATTGAAAGCAATTATTTCCCCTGGATAATCGGGGTGACCCTATCCGTTGCAGCCTTCCAGGGTCTGCTTGCCCTGGCTGTGAAAACCTACCGGTGGATTAAACCTGCGCCTGTCCTGAAGGATGTGACTGAAACTGCAAAGGTAACGGACACAGACAATGGCAGCAGCCCCAACATTTGAAACAGTCACATCAGATGACGCACTGAAGCAGGGGGTAATCTCAGCTGCGCTAGGTGGGTCAGCTATGGTAGCCAGGCAATTGCTGTCCACAGATAAGCCATCCTGGGGTTACCTGGTCAGGTCTGGGGTAGCTGCTTGCGTCACTGCCTATTTCGTAAACTTCGCATCAAAGGATTATGTGCAGTCTGAAAATCTCCGGGTCTGCATCTGTGGCATAGCCGGTTTTGCTTCACCGGAAATCCTTAGCTATGGGCTAGCCTTCCTGAAGGCTAAGATGCAGGGCAAGGTTGAAGAAGCACAAAGGGGATTGAGCAAAGCCAGCAAGCAACCTAAGAAGAAACAGAAGCGCAAGTGATGGCTGACCAGGAACACAGACCCTATGGGATGCACCCAGCCAATCTGCTGCTGGCTGTCATTGGTTGCATCATCATAGCCGGTCTATGTGCTATCACTGTTTACCTTACTGCTGACTTCATCTTAACCAGCATCCGGTCATCAATGTTAGTGATGGTATCCCGGACAGCCTTAGCCTTAGCCCGGCAGCTTTTGTATTCAATGATGCAGGACAATCGGGTAAGGCTGTCGGGGTTAAGGTTCATAATCATCCGGGACAGGTCAGCCATCCGGCAGGTCAGGCTGTGTTTGATGTGCCTATGGTGGATGGCTGGACTGATTGTGAAGCCACCCCTTACAATGAAAGAAGGCTGTGGCTTCAGACCCTGTTTGAAGAAGTGGGGACTGATGACCTGGCAGCTGATGGCATCCTGCTTGTGCCGGTGTTTGAAACCCTGGACAGTGAAGCCATTGATGCTGAAGCCCTGCTGGATACTGCTGTGGGGCTGGGCTGGGAAGGGGTGATGTTGAAGGATGTGCATAGCCCTTACACCCCAGGCAAGCGCAGCAAGGCTTGGGTCAAGGTGAAGCCATCTGAAACCTATGACTGCACCATTATTGGCTTCACCCCTGGCAAGGGCAGGTTTGATGGCAGTGCCGGTGCTATCCTGGTCAACCACTGTGGCACTATGGTTGCTGTCGGGTCAGGGCTGGATGATGCCCTGCGCCTAGACCTGTATGACAACCCTGCCAAATACATTGGCAAGGTGGCTGAAGTGGCTTGCCAGCAGCTGACCCCTTCCGGGTCTATGCGCCATCCCTGCCTGGTCTGCATCCGGTGGGATAAGTGAAAGGCTTGCCCACCCCTTACCTTTGATAACCCTATGCCCATAACCAAAACCCTACCCCAAGTGAGTAAAGACCTGGCTACCTTCACCCTTCACAATCTGCTTCAGGAATTCTATTTTCTGAATGACCGGCTGTTGCAAGGTGACCTGACTGAAAAGGGGGTGCTGAAGAAAGCCAAGGCTATGCTGGCTGTCGAAGAAGCCCATCTGAAAACCCTGCCCTATGTGGCTGAAGTCTGGTTGGATGCGCACATAGCTTATGGGGGCTTCTTAGCCCTTAGCTACCGGGTGACTTGGCAGGATGGTGATGAACAGAAGGGCTATGCTATGCCTGTGCGCAAATAATCGTATGCCTAAAATCCTTATTGCCTGTGAGTGTTCCGGGTCTGTCCGGGATGCCTTTATTGCCAAGGGCTTTGATGCCATCAGCTGCGACATTAAACCCACTGAAAGCCCAGGACCGCATTATCAGGGTGATGTGTTTGACCTAATCGGAAGCCAGCACTTTGACCTTATGATTGCCCACCCACCTTGCACCCATCTGGCTGTTAGTGGCAGCAAATACTTTGCCCAGAAGATTGCTGATGGCAGACAGCAAGCAGCCCTAGATTTTGTGCAGCGTCTGATGGATGCGCCTATTGCCAGGATTGCTGTGGAAAATCCTATTAGTGTCATCAGCTCTAAAATCCGGAAGCCTGACCAGATAATCCAGCCCTGGTGGTTTGGGCATAAGGCTAGCAAGTCAACCTGCCTTTGGCTTAAGGGACTGCCCTTGCTGACCCCCACAGACATTGTGGATAAGGGTGAGTTTAAAACCTGGGTCTGCACCACCACAGGCAAGGTCAAAAGACAGTCACAGTGGATGTATGATGCAGCTTGCGTAGCCAGCACCCCGGCTGAAAGGGCTACCATCCGCAGCCGGACATTCCAAGGCATAGCAGATGCTATGGCTGAACAATGGGGGAAAGTGCTATGCGCATCCTAACCCTATCCCTTCTGCTTATGTGCAGTGCTGCCAAGGCTACCATCACCCCGGCTATGCTGGATAAGGTGATTGCCATTGAAAGCAGTGGCAACCCTTCAGCCAAGGGGGACAATGGCGCAGGGCTGGGGCTTGCGCAGTTTCACTATGCAGCCTGGCAGGAAACATCCCTTTGGAGATTGAAACAGGGTCTGCCTACCTACCCTTATCATAAAGCCCTGGATGGCACGATTGCCAGGGACTACCTGCACAGCTGGCTTAGCATCAATGCTGTGCGCTTCACCCAGGTCACCGGCAGGAAGCCCACCCTGGTTGACCTGTATGCCATCCACAATCTAGGCTTCAATGGTTACCGGAAAAGAGGGTTTGACATAACGAATTGCCCAGCCATCACAGTCAGGAAATCAAACCTGCTAAGATAATCCTGCTTTGAAAACAGACTTACTAGACAAGCATCCTAGCGTTGCAGCCATTGACCCTGGTGCTTCCGGTGGGGTAGCAATAGCAAGCACCAGACCTGATGGGTCTGTGATGATTGACCTGCACCCCATCCCGGCTGACCCGGCTGAATTGTCTGACCTTATCCCCTTTGGGTCTGTCATCTTCATTGAAAAAGTGCCACCCTTTGTGGGGCGCATCATCCCCAGCAGTGCAGCCTTTAAGCTTGGGAAATCGTGCGGATGGCTGGAAGGCTGGGCTGCTGGCAGACAGCACCGGGTTATTCTGGTCAGCCCCCAGACCTGGCAAGCAGGGCTTGGGATTGCCAAGGGCAAGCTGATGCAAGGGCAGTGGAAGTCAGCCCTGAAAGCAGAAGCATCCCGCCGTTATCCTGCGCTATCCGGTCTGACCCTTAAGACAGCAGATGCCCTGTTAATCTTGGATTATGCCCTTAACTTTTCACCCCGAAATTAAAACACCTATGGAAATCAAACCGATTGGAAGCACTAATTATGTAATCCTTCCCTGTGGCACAGTAGCCAGGAAGCTCAAGCCCATCATCAAAAATGGCATCCCGGTCTGGAATTTGGGAACAGGCAAGGCAGGTCAGACTAAGCGCATTGACCTGAATAAGCCTGAAGCCCTGGCTGCTTATCTTTCCCTGACTGAGAAAATCCAGAAGGAAGCCCAGGGTTAAACCCCATCCGCATCAGTAGCACAATGGTAGTGCAGTGGTTTTGTAAACCACAGGTTGCAGGTTCAAGCCCTGTCTGATGCTCCAACCTTTCACCCCCAAACCCAATGAAGAAGCCCAAAGATAACACCCAGCCTGAAGCCCAGGCTACCACCACCACCCCTGCCTTCACCTTCACCATCAGTGAGGAAGCCCGGAAGCTCAGCCCCACTGAAGCCCTGGTGCTGGCAATCAGCCACTGTTCCAATGTGGCAGCCCAGAAATTCAATCCGCATTTTAAGTCTAATTATTTCGGATTGGGTGACCTGCTTTCTGAAGTTAAACCGGTGTTTGCCACCTATGGTCTGACCATCCTGCAAACCCCCTACACAGAAGATGGGCGCATTTCCGTTAAGACAGAAGTGCTGCACCATACCGGTCACCGGTTCGATTTCCGGGAATTGTCCGTTAAGTCTGAAGGCACTAACCTTCAGCAGCTAGGTAGCATCACCACTTATCTGCGCCGGTATGCCATCAGCACCATAGCAGGGATTAGTGCGGATACAGACCTTTCTGATGATGATGGCAACCTGGCTAGCAAGCCCAAGCCTTACAGCCCCAGCCCCCAGGCACTGCCCAAGGCGCAGACCAGCAAGCCCAGCCAAGCCTGGTGGGAAGCCATTGGCATCACCACCCCTACCCAGATGAAGGCTGCTGAAGCTATCCTGTGGAAGAAGGGCTGGCTTAGGGAAGGTGAGCAGCTAGACTTCCTGCCTGAAGATAAGGTGCAAGTGCTGACCGGTAACCCGAAGATGACCCAGGCTTTCCTGGAAGCAGTGAACAATGGGTAACCTAATCCCCATCAGCCTGGCTGAAGCAGCCCTGGATGCCCAGGCTAAGCAGTATGTTTCAAAGGCTTCCTTTGATGAAGTCTGGATGCTTTACCAGCAAGCCCTGGAAGAAGTGCAGATGCTCAAGCAATCCAATCGGGATGCGCAGCTGAAGATTACTAAGGAAGCAGCCCTTAGCCTGGCTGACCTGGCTGACAAAGCCTTTTATTATTCCCGGGAAGATAGGGCTTCTGCTGACATTCTCATTAAAGCAATTCGTAACATCTGCGCCTGACCACTATGGTTGATAACTCAAATGACCAGCCCCCGGCTGAAGCCCGGTCTAAGCTGCGCCAAATCCTAGACCTGATTGCTGACACTTTGGCTAGGCAAAGGGAATTGGGAAGCATTTGCAGGCAGCTCGATTGGGATAACCGGGAGCTGCGCCAAAGGGTAGCTGCCCTGGAAGCCCAGGCTTCTGCTTACCGGAAACAATACCCCATCAACCACAATGACCTTTAAGGTAGAAGAAGGCAGGGACAGTAATGGAAGCACTAAGCATTTCATCCTGGTCACCGGTGGTAACTTCAAACACAGCCCGGGCTTTCTTTCCTGGGATGGGGTGCTAGTGCGTTTCGACACTAAAGCTGATGCAGCCCTTTTCTGCCTGTTAGCCAACACAGGTTTCATTTCATTCCCTTTCTGCAACCCAACCAAATCCAAACCCACCCCCAACAATGATAACTAAACAGATGATTGATGCCCTGCCCACTGCCAATTGGACTAGGGCTGACTATGATGCCCACAGTGCGCTTAACCAGACAGCCTGTAAGCTCATCCTAATCAGCCCGGGTCACCTGAAGGCTTACCAGGATGCGCCTAAGAAGGAAACCCCTGCCCTGCGCATTGGCAGCCTGACCCACCTTTTCTGCCTTCAGCCTGACCTGTTCACCAGCCAGGTCATCTGCCTTCCGGATGATGCGCCTAAGAAGCCCACTGAGAAGCAACGCACAGCAAAGAAGCCCAAGCCTGAAACCCTGGAAGCAATTGCCTGGTGGGATAATTTTGAGCTGACTGCCAAGGGTAAGACGATTGCTGACCGGGATGAATACC